AGGTGGAATGGACGTGCTATGACGCAAATTTATTTGGTTAATTGTTCTTATTTTAAGGATGTAGTGGAGTCTAAGACCAAGCACAAACGTTGTTTTTAGCCTAAAAATGAGGGTATGTTGATATTTATGAACATAGCATCGCTACAATCATTATAATTACTTTTATTGGACCCCACGGGCCATACCCTTTAATATCGGACTTGACACCCCGTACCACCCTATCTTGGACCCCTCTGCCCGATAAAAATTACAATTTTCTTGACATTTTTGGATAAAAAATTATTTTATTTCGTTTTTATGATCATTTGAAGGATATATAGAAAGATATGAACAAAATTTTTGGTCTATCAATGTCATTTTTACCGTATAAACACGGTTTATGGTTTGATTCACCATATAAAAGACAATGCCCATCTAAATTTGGGATAAAATTAAACCTCGTTGCCGGAAAATTTATTAGACCAATTCCAAAATGGGGCAAACATTGCTGGTATGACCCGTGGTTTGTGTTACGTGGATGGATAGTAGGCCCATTCATATCTATTGCTATAGGTAACTACGGGCTTTACCTGGGCTTTAAAAGTTTTTATATAGAACCAGGTGGGGGTAAATACTCTAAATGGACCAGAGACGGCGAACACGGCCTTTATTTGACGCCCTCAGCGTCGATTAGGCGAACGAGGAAGAAGTAATAATGGAATGGTTACAGCAGATAGTCAATCGCCTGACATGCTGGATACCGCGTATCTGGCTTGTTAATCCAGACGAAAGTGGTTTACGCATCACTTTAGGAAAAAAATTTAAACTCACACCGTCCGGATGGTATGTATTTTGGCCCCTGATTCAAGAAATGGTTAAAATCACCACTACGCCACAAGTAGTAGATCTTCGGGCACAGTCGGTTTTTACTAAAGATCATAAGGACCTATGCTTTGGCGGCGGGATTATGTACCGGATAGATGATCCGATGAAGGCTATCCTGATGGTACAAGATTTTGATAAGAGTCTTTATACATTGGCTTTAGGTATTGTTGCTGATTATATCAATCAACGCAATTTTAACGATTGTAATACTGCTGAGATCCGAGAAGCTGTTCTTAAGGGTGTTAGGGGAGACGCTGCTGGTTGGGGATTGAAAATAATGAGAATGTATGTAACAGATTTTGGGGTTACACGGAATATAAGGATTTTGGGAAATATGCCCGTTGTAAGGAATGTGTCACATGAGATCTGAAGAGATAAACAGGATTTATGATAAATTTCCGCCAGAGGGTAAGAACATGTCCAGAGAAGAATTTCACCGGGAGATGCAAGCGTTGACAGATCCGAACAAAATAAGACAAGATATAATGGATATTCAACTGCGTAAAGCAAGGGAGAGATCGAACAGGATAAATATTGAAAGGGGAATGAGACGATGAGTCAGAATGTAAGGCAAGAAGTTATCCCGTCAGGTTGGATAGATCTTGGCGTTGTAACAGCAGCACAAACCGCATTAGCTACTACTCAATTTGCTGCGGTTACAGCGGAAGCGTTAGCTGCGGCTGGGATCATCAATAAACATATTCCACATGGTGCGGCTAACTTAGAGCTTCGGTTTTATGGTACTGCATCAGCTAACGATGCCAACGTGGTGAACATCTATGCTAAACGCGATAGCGATGGTTATTATCAATTATTAGCTACTCTTACAGTAACATCAGGAACAGCTCAAAAAGGTGCGGCAACTGAGTTATGGGCTGACACTATTGTTGAGGATGTAGATGCAACACCTATGGCAAGTGGAGCAGTTATTAGTCCTGCTGATAATTCCATAGCCAGATATTATTTTAAGCCCGGTGGATATAAAACTTTATTGATAATTGCCACTACTCTTAATTCTACTAATTTAGGAGTAGAGCTGGCTTCATATAGTGGGTGATATAATGTTTAGACGTTTGATGATTGCTTTTATAGTTTGTATAGTAGCTATAAGCGGATTTCATGTTCATAAAGACATTAATGACAAGTGGGCTGAGCTGAATAGAGAAATGCGGTATGACTTGCCGTTTGTAATTGATAAAATGTTACCATCTGTAGTTATGATTAAATCGTTAGATGGATGGTTTGCATCAGGTGTGATTATTGGTAAACACACTGTTCTTACGGCAAAACACGTAATTGAAAATATTGATTCCAAGATTGTTGTCGTAGATGTAAATAATAATGAATATATAGCGGATTCTAACACAACTGACCCAAACAATGATTGCGGATTACTACATTTTAAAGAAGAGTTTAAGTGTATTTCTGAGTTTGTTGATTTTAATAATGTACATGTTGGTGACAGGATATTTACGATCGGTTCTCAGCTTGGATATTTTAATATAGTTACATCTGGAATTGTGTCTGCGCTTAAATGTGATGATTTGGATTTTTCAAACGAATATGTTATAATAATTGATGCTGATTGTAATTATGGTAGTTCTGGTGGACCAGTATTTGATAAAAATGGACAAATTGTTGGAATAGTTGTAGGTGGAACTAATAGTTTTACTATAGTTATATCGGCAGCCATTTGTAAAAAACTATATGACAAAGAAACAAGTACATCTTGAACTTGAAAGTTTAATTTCATTTATTGCTGGGAATAAATGTGTAATTAACACTGTTGATTTACCTACAGCGTTACTTGATCTTAGAATATTAATAAACAGTGTATTACACGATCTTGAATCAACAAAAAGAGAGCTTACATATGAAAAAGCACGGAATAAAGACTAAAGCTGGACAGTTGTTAAGTGGTTTTCTTAGACAGATAGCAGAAGAAAAGACAGAATTAATACAAAAAGATGGAGAAGATACAATAGCTTCTAAAGCTGAGGCTCTTGCGCGTTTAATGTGGAAGCTTGCTCTTGGGTATACAGAAATTTTACCGACATATAAAGACGGACAACTTGTTGGTCACAGTGAAATTATTCACGCACCAGATAGATATATGATGGATTTGGTTTTTAATAGGATAGAAGGTAGAGCACCAGTAGCTATTAAAGAAGGTGGTGATAAAATAACTGTTTCTGAAAGAGTAAGTGAAGAAGGTAAGAAACGCATTGCTAATGCCGGTGGCCTATAGTATGAAGTGTGATAAGTGCAAACAAATGAAAAATGAACATTAAGTTGTTATCGGTGAGCGTTAAAATACTACATTTACAAATTTAGATTTAAAATACGGCTACATTGCAAACGATAGAAACTTTAAAACCACAATTGTCAGAACCTTTTCCGAATGTTCAGCGATATTGGACTGATCCAAAAACAAATTTAATTGTTCCAAAATTTCAAATTGAGAATATTAGATGGCGTGGTAATTTATTAAAATCGGCGGAAAAAGATCTTATTCTTCAACGTGATTTACTTGCTGCTTGTAGAGAATCTCAGTTATTTTGGATCAATACTTTTGTGTGGACTTATCATCAATTTGATGTTAATCCGTTTACCGGTAAAAGAATTGAAGCTAAACAACCACATAATCCATTTATATCGTGGGAGATACAGGATAATTTATTTAATGAATTTGAACTATGTCTAAAAGTTGGAGAAGATATTTTAATTGATAAAAGTCGTGATATGGGAGCAAGTTGGGCTTGTATATGTTTTCTTCATTGGTTGTGGTTATTTAGACCACACAGCCAACTTCTTGAAATGTCGCGTGTTAAAGAGTATGTTGATCAAACTGGCAATATGAAAGCTTTGTTTCAAAAGCACGATTATATAAATCTTTGGTTACCGGAATGGATGCGACCACCTGAAGTATTTAGGGGAGAAAAAAATCGTTCTATTATGCACATGTTGAATACAATAAACGGCAGTTGTATAGATGGAGAATCTACTACTGAACATGCAGCATCAGGTGATAGACGATTGGTTATTTTACTTGATGAGTTTTCAAAAGTGGAACATGGTCAATTAATGAGATCTGCTACAAGAGACGCTGGGCATATTCGTATTATAAATTCTACTCCCGCTGGTCCTGGTACAGAATATGCAAGATGGAAAAAATCTGGACAAATTAAAGTTTTTATATTGCCTTTTTGGGAGCATCCAGATAAAGGTAAAGGTAGATATGTAAAAGAAAAAGAAGATGGTAGTTATGAGATAAGATCACCTTGGTTTGATCATGAGGAAACTATTAGATCTAAACAAGAAATGGCCAGGGAGATTTTACGTCAAGATCTTGAATCTGGCGCATTGTTTTTTAATTTACCAGTTATTGAAAATCATATCGCATTATTCGGCAGAGAATGTAAATCACGTTATCATGTTCATTTTAAAAAAGGGATTCCGAATGATAAAGTGAGTAATATAATACGTCGAAAAGATTTTGATAGTGTACTTATTAAAAGAGGGAGTAAAGGTCCGTTGCGCGTGTGGACAACATTGATTGGTGGTCGTCCTGACCAGTCTAAAAATTACATATTTGGAATTGATGTTAGTAAAGGGCAAGGAGCGTCTAATTCTGTTGTTTCCATTAAATGCAAGGAAACTGGAGAGAAAATAGCAGAATGGTGTGATGCTAATACTCCACCTTATGATATGGCGCGCATTGTAATAGCTTTAGCAATTTGGTGTGGTGGAAGCAAGCCGCGTAATTTACCTTTTCTTAAATGGGAAAATAATGGACCTGGATGGGATTTTGGACGTATTATAGTTCGCGAGTTTAGATACCCATATTTTTATAGGCATGTTAAGTCGGGGAAGATAACTGATAAAACAACAATGCAATATGGGTTTCAGTCAAATACACAAAGTAAGTTTGAATTACTGTCATTATATGACAGGATCTTAGCTCATGGTGGGTATTTTAATCACAGCATTGAAGCTTTAGAAGAAGCGAAGTCATATATACATTTTAATAGTGGTGGAATAGGGCCAGCTTCATTAGTAGAAGAGAGTGAATCTGCGAAGAAAACACATGGTGATAGAGTGATAGCTGATGCTTTAACTCTTGATGATAAAGAACTTCCCAAAGTTAGGCGTGAAGAAATAAAAGTTCCACCAAATTCTTGGGGGGGTAGATATAAACAAGCTATGGCTGAAAAAAATAAAAATTGTAGAGGATGGCGTAGGAGCTTTGATTTTAGTCGTGGCAACTAAGAAAGATTGTAAACATTGTATAAAGAAAAACGAATGTCCTATTTTAGACATACATTTTACAAAAATGCGTGAAATATTAAGAAATAAATGTGTAGAGAATGAATATGGCAAAGAACGTAACCGCAAGAAACCTTCAAATGGTTGTGCGTAAAGGTTTTGAACGTGGTAAAGCTTACCGTAGAGCCAGAGCCATGTTTGTTAAAGAATTTGCTGGTCAATATTATAAAAGCGTGAAAGGATTAACAGGTGATGAACCTATTAATCTCATATTTCACACTATTAGAAGTATAGTTCCAAACTTAGTTATGAAAAATCCGATTAATAAGCTTACCACATTGTATGCAGCACAACAATCATACGGCGATTTACTGGGATTAGCAATTGATCAGGTGGAGAAAAAAATAAAACTAAAAGAAATGTTACGTGCTTTAGTTGTATCTGCTTTTTTTGGTTGGGGTATAGCTAAAGTTGGTATAGCTGTGAGCGGCGAAATGCTTGTTGATGGTAATACGACGATAGATCCCGGACAAATATATGCTAAAATTGTAGATCTTGATGATTTTGTTATTGATCCCGCATGTACTAATCTTGAAGAAGCTACTCTTAAAGGTAGCAGAATACGTGTAGCGAGGCAAGTATTATTAGATACTAACGGATACAATCATGATTTGGTTAAGCAATTGCCAATTTCCAACTACAATCTATCTGATAATGAAACGGTAGAACAATTAAGCAAACAAAATGTTGGTATGGCGGAAATATATTCGCTTCAGGATTATGTTGATGTTGTTGAAGTTTGGGTTCCTGAAGCAAACGCTATTGTAACAATACCTGACCCCATGACCACTACTTTTAGTGATTATATCAGGGTAACAGATTATTATGGTCCTAAGGAAGGGCCTTATGTGGAGCTTTCATTTACTCCGCCTGTTCCCAATAATCCTTTTCCCATTTCACCGGTTGGCATATGGTTTGATTTTCACAAAATGGCGAACAGGATGATGAAAAAATTAATGGGTCAGGCAGATAGACAAAAAGATATTTTAGCATATAGTCCGGCTCATGTCGATGAGGCTCAGGACATTATAGAAGCTGATGATGGTGATGCTATTGCTGTTACTGATCCTAATGGTATTAAAGTTGTGTCTTATGGTGGGCAGAATCGTGATAATGAACTTATGTTAAATCAACTTCACATGTGGTATAACTATATAAGTGGTAACCCAGATCAAATAGCTGGAAATATAGGTGTTTCTACAGGGGCTGGTAGGGAAACTGCTACGAAGTCTCAAATTCTTCAAGGAAATTCAGTTATAGGAATAGAAGATGCGAGAGATATACTTTATGACCGTGTAGCAGATATTAGTCGAAATATTGGATGGTATTTACACACAGACCCATTAATAAAGTTACCTTTAATTAAACGGTTAAGTGGTGGAGAACAGATACAATTGTGGCTTACTTCCGAACAGCGTTGTGGCGATTTTTTAAAATTTATGTTTAGAATTAAACCTCGATCTATGTCGCGCTTAGATCCTGCTGTTAAATCAAAGCGTATTATGGAGTTTGCTACCAATCTTGTTCCAAATTTAATGAATTCAGCTATGGTAGCCATGCAAATGGGTTTACAATTTAATGTTCAGCAGGCCATTACAGATATTGCTGAAGAAATGGATATATTAGAGGAAGTACAGGATTGGTTTCATGACCCATTATTTGAACAAAAAATGGCTTTATTTATGAATCTTGGACCAAAAGACGCTGGAAAAGCTGGTATTGGGTCTGCGGAAGCTACATTACAAAATAAAGGTGGCGCGATGACACGTCCAGTATTGTCTCCAGGACAAGAGTTTAATCAAGAAGCCCAAACAACAGCAGCCGAAAGTCAAACGGCTAATTTTGGAGTATATTAAATGCCAGGAAAACACAATGAAAAAAAACACACACCAATTGTATCAAAAGCACAACAGAGTGCTATGGGTGTAGCACTTGCTGCTAAGAGGGGTGAAGAAGTAAAAGGTGGTTTAAGAGGTCCTGCTAAACAAATGGCTGAATCAATGTCTAAGACTCAGTTAGAAAATCATTTGAAGGAATCTAAAGGTAAAAAATTACCAAAATATGTCACTAAGAGCAATCCAACAAAGGCAAAGTCTTATGGTGATGGGAGTTTATTAAAGCGAACCGCAAAGAGACTGAAGCGTCTCTTTTTTGGTTATGAGAAGCAAAAGGAACGCGGAAAAGTAAAATACCCAACTGTACGTACAAAATCTTTAACTAATCGTTTAAAACGTGCTGGATTGACTAAAAAGGAAATAGAGAAATTACAGGGACCTAAGTGATGGTTATAGATAAATTTTAATTGGAGATCGACAATGCCCTGTTATACTTTTCGATGTAAAATTTGTGGTAATAAAGTTGAACTAATTAGACCAATGTCTGATTCTCAAAGGCCTCAGGCGTGTTTTATATGTGGATCAGTTATGAATCGTGATTATCGTTCTGATATTCCCCATGCTTCCAATAGAGATTATACAACGCCCATTCATTCTGATGCCTTGGCCATTAATCCAAATCAACGAAAAGAGCATCAAAGATTGTTTCCAAATATCGAACTTGATAAACAAAGTAGACCAGTGTTTAGCAATTACCGGGATCATCAAGCTTATCTTGATAAATGTAATGCAGTTAAATTGCCTAAAAAAATAAGAAGAAGAGGAAGAAAAATTAGCTCCAGAAAATTACCTACCCCCGTCGTGTAAAGTCGGGCAGTTAATAAACAGGAGAAATAATATGTTTTTACCAGCTAAAAACGAGAATGGTGAAAGAGCAACTGATGAAAATGTTGCTGAAATGGAAGGTTTAACTTCAGAAGAACAAGAAAAGGAATTTGAGAACATTACAGAAGCA